CCGGCCAATTTGATTGATTTCTTGTCAAATGAAAACAATCGTTCTAAAGCCGAGGAACTCGGTCTTGTTATTAAACCTAGGGTTTCTCCTCCCCCTTCTGGGGGAGATGAGGGGATTGCGTAGTGTCTATACTTGATGTACACTACGCTAGGTGGTCCCACCACCTTAATTAACTTTCGGAGAAAGTATCATGCATCGTTCCCCTGTGTCAAAACACGCAAGCGCGTCCAGTTTTCGCCATAGTCATGGCAAGACTAAGATGCTTAACGTCATCACTCCAATGCGTGGAGGGTGGCGTTTGTGAAATGCCATGCCCCTATCTCGGCTTATATCGGTCAGGACGGGGGCCTGGTCTTTCACCCTATGGCCAAACACGGTGATTCGACTGAGATTAAAATTCCGTGTCGTCAGTGTATGGCTTGCCGACTCAACCGGGCTTCTGATTGGCAAACTCGCCTTGTGCATGAAGGCAAAATGCACGAGTCTTCTTTTTTTCTTACATTGACTTATGATGATGGAAACCTTCCAAAATATGGCTCTCTCGTTACTGAGCATTTGCAGAAATTTGTTCGTGGACTCAGAAAAGCTATTCGACCTGTTAAGATTCGTTACTATGCTTGTGGCGAGTACGGGGACACTTCTCGGCGTGCTCATTATCATGCAATTATATTTGGATGGTCTCCTACCGATGGTGTACTTCATTCTTCTAATCGTGATGGTTCCTTCCTCTATGTTTCTCCTTTTCTGTCTAAGTTGTGGACTTTCGGCCATCATTTGTTTTCAGAAACTTCACCTCAAACTATGGGCTATGTCGCCCGCTACTCCGTTAAAAAACAAACGGGGCAGGTCGGTAAAGAAATTTACAAACATCTCGACGAAGAAACCGGAGAGCTCACGCCAATCAAACCCCCCTTTGCCATTATGAGTTTGAAACCCGGTATCGGCTTTAATTATTTGGAAAAATTTAAAGATGATTATTTACGAACCGGGTCTACAATTGTCGGCGGTAAACGTAAACCTTTGCCTAATGCTTACGTCCGTAAACTCAAACGTCACAACCCTGATTGGCACATCGATTATTCAGATGCCGGTCAGGAATTTGCACATCTTCACAAAGATGACTTTACCTTCCAGCGCTTGGCCGACGCTGAAAAGGTCCTCAAGGCCTCTGTTCAAACTTTGAAAAGGAAACTTTGAATGAACAATCTTAATATTTCGCAACGTCTTTATTCTGTTTTTGACTCGGTTTCTGGTCTATTTGGTAGTCCTATTCCGATGGTTAATGATCAGGCTGCTGCACGTTCATTTTATGATTTGATTTCTCAAGGTGATTCTGCTATTGCTAAACATCCTACTGATCATGATTTGTATTATGTCGGATCTATTAATACTTCTTCTGGTGTCTTGGATTCTGTTAATCCTCCCGAGCTTATTGTGAAGGGATCTTCGGCACCTTCTCGTTTTAAGTCTGAGTAATTCTGCTTTGACTTAATGTTGCCTCGTACGATTTTGTAAAAATCGTATGAGGTTTTTTTACTTTGGAGAACCTAAATGTCCCCTCATGGTCTTAATGTTTCGGCCCACGCGTTTTCGATGATTCCGCGCGCCGATATTCCTCGTTCTAAGTTTTCGCGTCAGCATACGCACAAGACTACTTTTAACGCTTCTTACCTCATTCCAGTTTTTGTTGATGAGGTTCTTCCTGGTGATTCTCATGCCTGTTCCATGACTGGTTTTGCTCGATTGAGCACACCTATTTTCCCGATCATGGACAATATGTATCTTGATTCTTTCTTTTTCTTTGTTCCTACCCGGCTTGTCTGGGATAACTGGCAAAAGTTCAATGGTGAACAAACTAATCCTGGTGATTCCACTAGTTACACTATTCCTACTATTTCGCTGACTGGCGCTAATGTTACTACCGGCTCTATTTATGATTATTTTGGACTTCCCGCAGGTCAAATTCCGTCGGGAAATTCTATTAATCCCTCTGCTTTGCCTTTTAGATGTTATTCGTTGATTTATAACGAGTGGTTTCGTGATCAAAATATGATCAATTCTTTGACCGTTCCTACTGGTAACGGTCCTGATGCCGCTGGAACTTATTCGTTGCAGCGTGCCGGTAAGCGTCATGATTATTTTACTTCTGCTCTCCCCTGGCCTCAGAAGGGTACCGCTGTTTCTTTGCCTTTGGGTACTTCTGCTCCCATTAAAATTGGCGGTCCTTCTATTGCTGCTGGTGCATACAATGCCTATACTGCTGGCGGTACTAATTCTACGGCTAATATTTTTTCTTCTTCTTATCCTTTGTTTGCCGATTTGTCTTCTGCTACTGCCGCCACTGTTAACCAGCTTCGGCTTGCATTTCAGACTCAAAAACTGCTTGAGCGCGACGCGCGAGGTGGTACTCGGTATACCGAGATCTTAAAAAGTCATTTTGGAGTTATGCCTCCTGATTTTCGGCTCCAGAGGCCGGAATATATTGGCGGTGGCACATCAGCTATTAATATTTCGCCTATTGCACAAACCTCTGGTACGCCCACAACCGGTACCCCTTTGGCTACGTTGTCAGCTATTGGAACTGTCGTTGCTCATGGACATAATTTCTCGTACTCAGCTACTGAGCATGGCTACATTATCGGTTTGGTTCGTGTACGCGCAGACATGACTTATCAGCAAGGTGTTGAGCGTTTTTGGTGGCGACAGACTCGATATGACTTTTATCTGCCTGTGTTCGCTGCGTTAGGCGAACAGGCGATTCTTAACCAGGAGATTTATACTCAAGGTACTACTGTGGATGCCAATGTTTTTGGTTATCAGGAGCGTTGGGCCGAGTATCGTTACAAACCTTCTCGTATTTCTGGACTTTTCCGTAGTACTGCCACTACAACTCTTGATTCTTGGCATCTTGCGCAGAAATTTACTGCCTTGCCTACATTGAATCAGACGTTTATCGAGGAAAACGTTCCTACTTCTCGTATTCTTGCTGTGAATACTCAGCCTGATTTCATCGCAGATTTTTTGTTTAATATGATTTCTGTTCGTCCTATGCCTATGTATTCTGTACCCGGCTTGATTGACCATTTCTGATTGGTTTTATCATGTTTGGTATTGACGACATGATTCTTGCAGATGCCGGTTCGGCCCTGCTTGATTCTTTTATGGCTGATCTTGGCAGCTCTGCTGCCTCGACTGCCGCTGCTTCCGGTTCGTCCATGGTTCCCGCTGCTCTTGCTGGCGGTGCTTCTTTGGCCGGTTCCGTTATGACCAATTCCACGAATAAGGCGTTGGCTAATCAACAGATGCAGTTTTCTGCGCAACAGGCATCTTCAATCTATCAGCGTGGTTCTGCTGACATGATTGCTGCTGGTCTTAATCCTATTCTGGCTTATGCAAATCCGGCTCAAGTTGCTTCTTATCAACAACCTCAGATTCAGAATTCTTTGGCTATTGCCTCTCAAGCTGCCACATCAGCCTATCAGGCACATACTCAGGGTGAAGCTAATAAGGCTACAGCCTACTCAACTACTGAAACTGGACACACAACAAAGGCCACAAGGCCGGGTCAGGTGCAACAAATTGGACACGTCAACGAAAAACTTCTTAGCGAAATCGAAGCTATATCTTTTGGAAATGCCCTTACTCAAGCAAACACTGCTAAAGTGTCACAAGAGACTAAGACATCTGCTGCGTTAGAAGCTTCTCACACTGCTCAAGCTGCTGAGAGTAAACAACGTGCTTTGACCTCTGCTACGCAGGAGGCTTTAAATCGAACTATGGAAAAGGTTCAAGAGGGTCAATTGACTATTCAAAAGGTTCAGCAAATTGTTATGTATGCTGATGCTGCTCTGAAGTCTTCACAGGCTAAACAGGCTTTGTCTGCTGACAAACTTAATGCTGCTAATGCAGCTTTGTCTGATATGAATAAGTCTCTTGCTGAGGCTAAACGTCAGAATATTGAACCCGAAGCCAAATTTAACCGCGATTTTCCGCGTTTCTCCGAATCTCTTGCGGGTATGCGAGAGGTTTTTCGCTCTATCCCTGGTTTATCTATTCTCATGAAGGAAGGTCTTGTACCATGAAAGCTCGTTCTGCTTTTGATATTTTTAATGACGGCGATGCCGTTTCTGATGACACTGGTTTGAAGTGTCTTGATCCCTCGTTGACTCATCAGGAGTCTTTGATTGATACAGATATCAATCGTATTGTTGAGACTTGGGTTCGTACTGGGGTTGCTCCGCAAACCAGTATTTCAGCCCTTACAGGTGATTTTACTGATGCCCTGGACTATAGGGGTTCACTTGATCGTTTGAGGGCCGCTCAGGCCGAATTTAACGGTCTGGAGGCTAATGTTCGGTCGTACTTTGCCAATGATCCGGCCAATTTGATTGATTTCTTGTCAAATGAAAACAATCGTTCTAAAGCCGAGGAACTCGGTCTTGTTATTAAACCTAGGGTTTCTCCTCCCCCTTCTGGGGGAGATGAGGGGGTTGCGTAGTGTCTATACTTGATGTACACTACGCTAGGTGGTCCCACCACCTTAATTAACTTTCGGAGA